GACTCCTCCGGCAACCTCGGCCTTGGGGTGACACCGAGTGCTTGGGGGAGTAGCTCTCGCGCACTGCAAGTGTTTACTTATTCTGCGTTGTACGACTTCTCGTCTGGATACAACGGACTGGCTGGAAATGCTCGACACGATGGATCGACATGGAAATATATCACGACCAATCGTGCCATTTCTTACGAGCAATCAGTTACTGAAGGTAACCACAAATGGTACACAGCTCCCTCCGGTACAGCAGGCAACGCCATCAGCTTCACGCAAGCAATGACGCTTGATGCTAGTGGGAATTTGTTGGTGGGGACGACTACGAATAATCTGGGGAAAATAAGCGTTCAAAGCTCGTCAACTAAAGATGGTATATCAGTTGAATCAAATACAACATCTATCACTGGTCAGATTAACTTCAGAAACCCCAATGGCTATGTTGGTGCTATTATTTCATCCGGTACTTCCACAGCCTACAACACCTCCTCCGACTATCGCCTCAAAAACGTCACTGGACCTGTCACCAATAGTGGTACATACATTGACAGTCTCAACCCAGTTGAAGGTACTTGGAAAGCAGATGGATCTACATTCGTTGGCTTGATTGCGCACGAAGTACAGGAAGTCTCTCGTACCAGCATTGCTACTGGCGTAAAGGATGGTGAAGAAATGCAGGCGATGGACTATTCCAACTCCGAACTGATCGCCAACCTGATTGCTGAAGTGAAGTCTCTCCGTGCTCGTGTTGCAGCACTTGAAGCCTAACCCTTGAAAGGAAATATCATGACCACAATCACTTGGACTATCTCCCAACTCGACCGCAGTCTGCCTGATGGCACTGTGCTGACTGCTCACTGGCGCTGCACCGGCGTCGACGGCGAGTTCACCGGCTCCGTCTACAGCTCGCAGACGCTGCCTGCAAAAGATCCTAGCGATCCTACATTCATCCCTTACGATGATCTGACTGAGGCTGAAGTTCTTAACTGGATCTGGGGCGCAGGTGTCAGCAAAGAGACTACCGAAGCCGCTGTGCAAGCTCAGATTGACGCACAAGCTAATCCCACTAGCGCCACTGGCGTGCCTTGGTAATCTAACTGGGAAGCCGCCACCCATTCTTGGCGGCATTTTGAAAGAAACTCATGGGCAACAACACAAAGACCCCAGTGGTTATTGATGGTACTGAGTACCAATACGAAGAACTTACAGAGAACCAGCGACTGCTAGTCAGTCATGTTGCGGACTTGGATCGCAAATTGGCATCTGCGCGCTTCAACGTAGACCAGCTGCAAGTTGGCCGAGATGCATTCTTTGCAATGCTCAAAGCTGAAATGAATCCTGCGCAGACTTCTGAAGAAGTGTAAGCAGTAAGGACTGCCAACATGTCAGAAACTACAGAGATTAGCGCCAGCGGCGCAGAAGCTGCGGAACTCACGCGCCAAGATCTAAACTTTCTTGGCATGTTGGCAGCTCCAGAAGAGTTTACATACAACTTTCCACTATTCTATATAACTCTCTTTGGAATGCTAACAGCATTCAAAGCAAAGATTGAACGCTACGCCATTGGAATTCCCCGCGGCTTTGCCAAAACAACATTCATCAAACTCCTCTGTCTTTGGTACATTCTATTCTCTCGTAAGCAATTCATCCTTATCGTTGGTGCCTCAGAGGATCTAGCTGTCAACACACTGTCTGACATCTGTGATCTTCTTGCAGGGCCTAACATCCGCAAACTGTTTGGGAACTACCGTGCAAATATTGAAGTGGATACTCAAGCACTTAAAGTCTTTAACTTTCGCGGCAGAGATATTATTCTACGTGCTATTGGTGCCGGCACTGCTGTTCGTGGTATTAACCGTAAAAACAAGCGTCCAGATGTTATTATCATGGATGACATCCAGAAGCGCGAAACTTCTGAAAACAAAGAACTCAGTGACCAGCTCCTAAAGTGGGTTCTCGGTACGCTTATGAAAGCACGTTCCAATGATGGATGTACTTACATCTACGTTGGTAACATGTATCCACAGAACTGCATTCTGGAAAAGCTGAAGCACAATACTCAGTGGACTTCCTTCATTGTTGGTGGCATTCTTGCAGATGGCACATCTCTCTGGGAAGAACTGCGGCCTATTGAAGAACTTCTCTCTGAATATCAGGCAGACTCAGAAATGGGGCATGCAGATATTTTCATCTCAGAGATTCTAAACTCCACAGATATTGCATCTGCTTCTGGTATAGATATCTCCAAGATTCCAGTACTTCCTCCCTACTTTGAAGATGCAGATCCGGAAGGATCTTTCATCATCATTGACCCTTCATCAGGAAAGAAACAAGGCGATGACTGCACTATTAACCATTATTCCGTTGTGGATGGGATTCCGATTTTTGATGAACTTATTTCTGGAACCTTTAGTCCACTTGAGACAATCAAGCATGCTATTTCCTTGGGACTTCGCAATAACACCAGACTGATTGCTGTTGAAGGTGTTGCATACCAAAGCACATTGCTTTTCTGGTTTGAGCAATACTGCGAACAAGAGGGCATCAGCGGCTTTGAGTTCGTAGAATTGAGTCCCAAGGGGCAAGCCAAAAACAACCGCATCAAGCGGGGACTTTTGCAGATCCTCAAGGGTGAAATCTATCTTGGACCTAAGGTGCGCTCTCGTGTTTTGAGTCAGATTGTGGATTGGAACCCACTTAAAATCAACAATACTGACGATATAATAGACCCACTTGGCTACATAGAAGAGGTTCTTCGTGAATATAGCCACCTTGTGGTGAAGAACATCTTTGATGTAGACGCGGAAGCAGTCAGTGCTTCTCACCATTCCAACTTAGCTCTACCCTTTTAAGGACAGATATGGCTACTTCCAACATTTCAATCATAAACACGCTGAATCTACAGCAGCGGCGTGAGCTTCTGCAATATGCGCGTGATTGCGCAAATCGCACTGGCAGCTCTCTGTCAGATTTCCGCAGTTTGCTTCGCTATCGGGATCGGGCATATCAGCGTCAGCTGGATACCACGGATGAGCACATCAAAGCAGTGCGTGCCAACATGAGTGGTGATGCACGTAAACTGCAGAACATGACTGTGCCCATCGTGATGCCTCAGATTGAGTCTGCTGTGGCCTATCAAGCAGGTGTCTACCTAACTAGTCATCCTGTGTTTGGCGTTGTCAGTTATCCTGCTAACCAAGATAAGGCAATGCAGTTTGAAACTGCACTTGGCGACCAGTCTATTCGATATGGTTGGCCTCGTGAGCTGCTTAAAGTTTTCCGCGATGGCTTCAAATACAACTTTGGCGCCGCAGTGGTCCAGTGGAAAAAGACTCCACTGAAATCCATCGTAACAGACACCAATATCACTAAAGCAGGACTTGCTGCAATCCGTGAATATAGCTATGGTGGCAACTACATTAAGCGAGTTGATCCGTACAACTGCTTCATGGATATGACTGTTGCTCCTGCTGATCTGCACGCAGAAGGAGAGTATTTTGGATGGAACGAAATTATATCTCGTGTCCAGCTCAAACGCCTATTCTCAATGCTGGACGCACAAAAGACTACCAGTGCAGCAGAGGCATTCGCTAGTAGCTTTGCAGGAAGTGGACAGGACGAAACCAGTGCAATGTCCTACTACACTCCAGAGATTAACAAATATCTTAATCTATCCAGTACCAATTACGGTGGCCAGAACTGGGGCCAGTGGATGGGGTTGCCTGGAAGCAATACACAAAAGCTATCCTACAAAGACAATTATGTCCTGACACACTTCTACTGTCGCGCATTGCCTTCTGACTTTGGCGCCCGTGGAAATCACGTTAAGATCTATCACGCAATCATCATCAATTGGTCAGAGGTGATCTTTGCAGAAGAACTTAATGTAGGCTACGATACGCTGCCGTGTTTCATCATGCAGCCGTATGAAGATGGTCTTGGCTATCAGACGCAATCCATGCTTGACAATGCGTTGCCATTCCAAGATATGTCCAGTGCTCTGTGGAACATCTCTCTGGAATCTAAGCGACGCCTGATCTTTGATCGCTTGATTTACAATCCGCGACTCATTGACAAGAAGGATATTGATCCTGTTAGCAGCGTATCTCGTATTCCCCTGCGAAATGCATCCATTGCCAAAGATGGCAATCCTATGGCCGCAGCAGTTTACCAGATCCCGTATCGAGAAGATAACTCAGGCACCAACATTCAAATGTCTGAGATGATTTCCGCTATGGCTGACCAAGCAACTGGACAGAATAAGGTAGATCGGGGACAATTCCAGAAGGGCAATAAGACCAAGACGGAGTTCCAAGAGACTATGTCCAATAGCAACAGTCGCCAACAGTTGGCATCTCTGTGTATTGAGCATCAGTTCATGACGCCGCTGAAGGAAGTCATCAAATCCAATACGCTGCAATATCAGACTGCTGGTAAGATTCTCAATAGAGAGCTGCGGCAAGAAGTTGAAGTTGATCCTGTTGCACTGCGGCAAGCTATTCTGGAGTTCAAACTCACAGATGGCCAATTGCCAGCAGAGAAGATGCTCAACAGTGAATTGTTGACTGTGTTCATGCAAACTGCTCAGGCAATTCCGTCGATTCAAACTGAGTATGACGTACTGTCTATGTTCACTTACTGGGCGCGTCTACGAGGTGCGTACTGGCTAGATGATTTTAAACGCAATCCGCAAGCTCAGCAGCAAGCACTGCAAACTATGGCAGCCACTTCAATGGCGCAGAATGCTCAACAGCCTGAGCAAGCTGCAATGCAGCCTGGAACTTAATTATGCACAGCATCCTCCAAGACACTGCCAGCCAATTCATGCGTTTCAATCTCTCTCCAGAGGATGAAAAGCTGGCAACCAAAGTTTCTCCATTGTTCCTAGCCTACCTTCAAAACAAAATTGAAGCGTATGCCAGTGCACTGGTAGAAAAGCAGTTACCATACAGTCCTAATCCAGCGGAACAGGTAACTGCTATCCTTGCTCATGAGAGGCTCCGCAATTTTGTGGAAGCATATACGGAACTTCTTCATGAGCTACTCCAAGCTGCTCAAGATGAGCAAACCAACGCGCGTAGCGCATAAGCAACTGAGGTAAATTGTATGGATAATCAACATCGCCAGATCAAAGGCTATCGCGAGTTATCGCAAACTGAGATTGATCTTATGAATAAGATCAAGTCAAAAGGCGCAGAACTTGGCGAATTGGTAGCTGAATTACGAGCCACAGCTGGTTTGGATCAGCGCTGGATCAGTATTGGCGCTACCGACTTCCAGACTGGACTTATGGCGCTAACTCGGGGCGTTGCGCAGCCTACTTTCTTCTAATTTACTTCCAAATAGGGTTCAATCATGGCATTTCTTCCTGGCATCTTTGGTAATAAGCAACAAGCTCCTGCTCCAGCACCAGTAACTCCTGCGGCCGCTGCAGGTGGCGGTGCAGGTCCAGCAACTCAGCAACAAGCTCCGGCAAATCCTGGCGCTGAACCTGGCGCTATGCTGAATACTCCGGCAACTCCTGCTGCTGGCGGTCCGCAGAATCCGATGGATGCTTTCGCTGATATGTTCAAGCCGAAAGCTCCTAATACTAATACGCCGAAGCAAGCTACTTTGGCAGATCCCATTCTTGGTCAGCTTGATCCCACTGCTTTCAAACAGCAAGTATCTCAAGCCAACTTTGCTGCTGCAATTCCGCAAGAGACTATGCAGAAAGCAATCAGCGGTGATCCGCAAGCATTTGCAGAGGCAATCAACACTGCTGCTCGTGAAGCATTTGCTGCAGCTGCACAACTTTCTCATGGTCTTGTTGAGCATGGCGCTCGCACAGCAGCAGAACGTGTGAACAGTTCACTGGATTCGCGTATCCGCAACTTTCAGATCAAGAGTCAAAATACTAGTCATGAAGCACTTGCCCATCCTGCTGTGGCTCCCATGCTGAATGCAGTGAAGATGCAGATTGCCCAATCCAATCCACAACTTACGCCGGAAGCGGTGCAACGACAAGCCGAACAGTACTTCACGCAAATGGCTGATGTACTCGTGGCTCCCAAACAACAAGCAGCTGCCGCTGCTGCCAAACCTTCTCAGAACGATTTCTCTTACCTGCTCGATTAACTGAGCACAATTTAAAGGATTTATCATGGCCGTTGGTCTGCTTACCTCTGCTTCTGCCCCGCAGAACCTTAATGCAATCTCGTTCGCTCAAGCTATTACTCGCCTGATGCCGAATGGTACTGCTCCTCTGTTTGGTCTTACCAGCCTGCTGAAAGACGAAACTGCCAGCAACATTGAACATGGTTACTTCACCAAGACCATGATCTTCCCCAGCGTCACTCTGACTGCTGCTGTTGCTGATGGTGCTGCCACCACCTTCACTGTTGGCTCCACCTCTGACATCGTTCCTGGCGATCTGCTGATGGCAGAAAGCACTCAGGAAATTGTGCAGGTTCTGACTGTTCCTAACAGCACGTCGATCACTGTCACTCGCGCTGTTGGTTCTGTCTCTGCTGCTGCTATTGCTAACGGCGTATCGCTGCGCACCATTGGCAACGCCTTTGAAGAAGGCTCTGTCCGTCCGAGCGCTGTTAGCATCATCGCTACTCGCTACGTCAACAACACTCAGATCTTCCGTAACAGCTGGGCCGTCACCAAGACTGCTGCTGCTATTCCGCAGATCGCAGGGGCTGGCTACGTCAGCGAAAGCAAACAAGATTGTGCTGCTCTGCACGCAATGGCCATTGAGAAGGCTCTGTTCTTCGGTCAGAAGTTCATGGGCACCAAGAATGGTCAGCCGTTCCACACGATGGAAGGTATTGTTCGCCGCGTGACTGATGCTGCTCCTGGCAACATCACCACTCTGGGCGCTACTACCAACTGGACTCAGCTGGAAGCTGCTCTTGATCCGACGCTGCAAACTGTTACTGACCCGAAGGGCGGCAACATTCGCACCATGTTTGTCGGTGGTACTGCTCGCCGTGTTCTGCACAACATTGCACGACTGAACTCCAGCTACCAGATCACTACTGCTGAGACTGCCTGGGGCCTGCAGATTGATACCATCAAAGCACCGCGCGGCACTTTCGAGATCATCGAACATCCGCTGTTCAACGCTTACGGCGCTTCGAGTGCTTGGGCTAAGATGGCAGTCATCTGTGATCTGAATGCCTTCAGCATGGCTTATCTGCGTAAGACCAGTGATGCTGCGTACAACAGCTCTGGTGCGCTGGTTGACAATGGTGTTGATGCTGAAGGTGGCACGCTGACTACTGAGCTGACTTGCACGATCAAGAACCCTGCAGCTTTCGGTATCATCTACAACTTTACCGCCGCCGCCGCAGGCTGATTTGTTGGGGGATGTGCGCTGCGGGAAGGTAGCGTACTTTGTACAGAGGGCCAGACACCAATCTGGCTCTCTTTTTTTAATTTGCAAAAACTGAGGTAAATCAAATGGCAACTGGAATGGTATCTTCTGCACATGCTCTGCAAAACACTGCATCTGTGCTCCGGGTAGGCGAACGTATGGCATCTAGCCCTCGCGCGCTTGCAGACAAGAACTCTCGCACCTATCATCACATGGTTCCTGGTGCACGCTTCGTCATGCCTGATGGCCTTGAAATCGTATTTCTTGGTGGGCAATTTGTGACCAATGATCCTGAAATCATTGCAGAGCTTGACAAAGTCTCTAACAAGTCATCTAGTATGATCTACACCGCGGCAGAAGTTGTTGAATCTGTCAAGGCAAACGCAAACAAACTGGCAGCTGATGCTGCTGACACCGCCGGTAAGGCATAACTATTTAGTGGTGAGCACGCATGACTACTTTTGCCGAACTAGAATCACTCGTTGTTGAGCAAACTCGGCGCCCCGAGATTCCAGCTGTTACTCAAGCTGCAATCCGTACGGCTACTATGCGTGCTCACCACACCGATTTCTTTCCTAAAGATGTAGCAGTAGGCACTATTACATATGCGCCTAACTCTGCAGTTTTCAGGGATTTCACTGATGTGAGTAGCACGCTGACGCGGCTGCGATCTATTAAATCGCTGCAAGGCCTAGAAGCTGTAAGCATGGCGCCTGTGGAATCTTTTGAATACCGTGAACTTGATGATGTATATGATGCTGACGGCAATAGGCGCCCAAGCATTTATAACATCATTGGGGACACTCTGCGTATTTATCCGCAGACTCAAACTGGACTTCTTCAAGTCTACTATTATCAGAATCCCTCTGTCACAGAGGGCAGTTATTATAGCTGGATTGCAGACATGTATCCAGATGAATTGGCCTCCTGGGCCGCAGCAATAGTATTTGCGCGTACAGGATTTGCCGAGATGGCACAAGAATTTCAACGAAATCACATTGTACCGTTCAAGGAGATGTTGATTTCTTCTCATTTGCTTGGTAATACCAACTAAGGAATAGCTATGGCATATGTACCAAATGCAGCAGACACTACAGAGCCTATTGAAAGTAGATCTGTTGAGAGTGCAGCTCTTGAGTTTAGGACACTGAAAGAGAAAGTAGTTGACAACTCTACTGCTATTTTAACTTCTTTGCGTGATGCAACTTTTCCAGTAGGTGTACTGCCTTCTGCAGCTTTACGTGCAGGTAAAGCGCTAGTCTTTGATGGTGCAGGTAATCCAGCAGCTGCGGCCATTGGAGATGCAGCTGACCCAGGACTTCGCAGTGATTTGGCAGCTAGTACTGGAGCCTCACTCGTTGGTTACAATGGAAGCTCTGTCAAGAATGCTTTGGATTCTACTGTTCGACTATCAGGTGCTCAGTCTGTAGCAGGTGTAAAGACATTTAATGACGGTATTGTACTGGGTGTTGATCTTTCCATAGCTAGCGGTGGTACTGGAGCAAGCACTGCCGCTGCAGCATTTGATAATTTGAAGCAGCAAGCAACTGATACCTATACGGGCGTAGTGGAGCTTGCGACAGCAGCAGAAGCCGCAGCGGGTACGGATACCACTCGACCGATCACACCGTCCACGTTGCGAGCTGGTCTTAATTCAACCGGCAGCGCCCCCATCTACGCAGCCCGCGTCTGGGTCAACTTCAACGGCACCGGTACGGTAGCCATTCGATCAAGCGGCAACGTCAGCAGTATCACCGACAATGGGGTGGGAAACTATACGGTGAACTTCACGACCGCTATGCCAGACGCAAACTATGTAGTTCTGGGCCAAGTAAGGCGGCCTGCTGACAGCGCGCTGACTCATCATCTTGGCATGTGGTTAAGTGATACCAAAACAACATCAGCAGTTCAAGTTAGGGCCTGTGATGGCAACCTAGGAAACCCGACTGACATGCCAGAAATCGACGTCTCCATCTTCCGCTGAAAGCAAACAATGATCCAACGCATCATCTATCCCACTGACGATGGCGGCGTGGCCATCATCATTCCTGCGCCCGACTGCGGCCTGACACTCGAAGAAATTGCAACTAAGGACGTGCCAGCCGGCAAGCCATTCAAGATTGTGGATGTTGCCGACATCCCGACAGATCGCACGTTCCGCGATGCATGGGAGTACCATACATGATTACAATTAATGTTAATAAGGCTAAGTCTATTGCTCATGAAATGCGTAGAGCTGCTCGAACTGCTGAATTTGCTCCGCTAGACTTTGCCATTGCGGCACGTATTCCTGGACAGGACGAAACAGCATTGGAACAACTGCGTCAAGAAATTCGCATTAAATATGCCAATATTCAAGTTCGCATAGATAATGCAGATACAGTAGAGGCTGTAAAGGAGGCACTGGCGTGAACGTAGATCCAATAGAATACGGACGCCTAATCTCAACAGTAGAATCTCTTGAAAAGAAGGTGGATGCAATGGAGGCAGATATAAAAGCTCTGCTTGCATTGGCAAACAAATCCAAGGGGGGTTTCTGGATGGGAATGACAATCGCAAGTTTTGTGGGAGGCTTCATTACTTGGGCCTCTGGACATTTTCTGAAATAGTACCATGGCAATACAGCGTTTCAAACTTGCATTTAACAATGCACGCATCCCCCTCGTGTCTACGCAAGCCAGTCGCGCTGTATTTGTGCCTGGCATTGAAGCTAGTACGCGAGCAATACAAGGAGCTGTTGGCAGCAAAGAGTCCACAATGGATTACCAAGCTGCTCAGCTTATCTACGCGGAGAACGTTATGCCAGTGCCTACTGGTATTCGTTCTGTGGGGTATGCTCAGCGAATTGCGCCTACAGTCAATGATGACTTTGACAGTATCTTTGCACTGCGGGATGCAGATGAAAACACTGTCCTCTACAGCCCGTCTGCAGGTAAAAACTACATCTACGATGACGTAGCTGGCGCTTGGAGCACTACCTCCCATAATGAGATATTTACTCCACTCACCGTAAAAACTGGATACAGTCCAGCCAACAGTAGAGTCACGTACGCGTATGTAGATGGCTTTACGTTTGTTTGCTTTAGTCGCCTGCTTGCAAGTGATGACAGTGACATGAGTATCATGGTGTGGGATACTGCCACAAAGACGCTGCAGCCTGCAAATGGACTGCTTGCAAATGTCCCATACCCTGCTGGAGAGATTGATGGTATCTCCAGTTCCAACGGCTATCTGCTTCTATTCTCTGGCCTATCTGTTGCATGGGCAGGATTTAATGGCACTGCATTTGATTATCAGATCTACGCAAACGGCAATCTGACAGGATCTGGCTGGCAAACTCCAGAAGATATCAAAGCGCCAATCACTGCACTTATAAGTCTGCCTGGCGGCTTTGTAATCTTCACCGGTAAGAACGCCATTGCAGCCAACTATCATGCACAATCACTTGGCACTCCTTGGGTGTTCCGAGAGATTCCAAATGCTGGTGGTCTTGAGTCTTATGAACAGGCGACGGTAGAAGGTAGTAAGGGAACGCTAGTTGCCTACACAACTTCTGGCCTGCAGAGCATCTCACTCAACAGTTCAGAGCTAGATAACATTGAAGTTGCAGATTTCATTGCCACTCGTGTAATTGAGCGCTACAATTTAGAGAGTCATGAGTTTACGCGAGGAAGTACGAATCTGGACTTCTATGTAAAAGTCTCAAACATTGCCAACCGCTTTACTGTAATCTCTTATGGCACTTATCCTGGCGTTTACAGTTATGCGCTTGTATATGATGGTGCATTGAAGCGTTGGGGCAAACTGCGCATGGTGCATCGTGACTGCTTCTATTGGAACTATGGAGCAATTACTGGATCTATCACCTACGCCGCTATGGGAGATATTTCCTACAGCGGTCAGCTGGATGTATCTTATGACTCGACGGCTCAGCAATCAAATGCATTCACAGCAGCGCAACATAGTCTGGCATTTCTGAAAGCTAGTGGAGAAGTCCTAATTGCTGACTGGTCATCCAGCCTGAGAGATGCAGAAGATGAAGCAGTTGCTGTCATTGGGCGCGTGCAGCTTACCCGCACCAGCAATGTGCAGTTTAATCGCGTAGAGTTAGAAGGCTTTACAGCTGGCCAGCTTCTGATAGCACCTTCATATGATGGTGCAAATCTTAGTACGCCACAAGAACTCATAACTATTCAGTCTGGTCCTCTGCTCCACGTGGCAGGTGGAATGATTGATTGCAAGAACTTCAACTTGATTGTGCAGGGCACATTCAACCTAAGCACAATCATCATTGAAGGTACTACTACAGGGAAAATCTGATGCCAGAGTATCTATTATCTTCGGGGCTTCCTAGCTATCCTGCGGGGCTCAGTGACAAAGATACGGCTCTTGTGCTTCCTGTATATAGAGCTGTCAACAACCTTGCAAATAAGGTGAGTGCAGTCACAGGACAGCAGCAGTTTGCGCCATCTGAGTTGCCGCTATTGCGGCCCTTTGATGTGCTGTCTA